TTGCAGCGCGGATGCCGAAGCGGTCGATGGCCTCGGTCATCGTCATCGTTCCGTCGATTACCTTCAGGAACTCCTTCTCTACATCACCGCCCTCCTGAGCCAGCTTAGCAAAGATCATGCGCAGACGCGTACCAGCGATGGACCCCTTCACACCCGTGTTGGCCAAGACGCCCATAGCGGCGCTCAGTTGTTCCATGCTGATGCCGCTGACAGCCGCCTGGCTACCTGCGTACTTCATGGTCTCCGCAAAGGACTCAAAGTCCAAAGCCGACTTGCTGATGGCAACTGCCACCACGTCGTTGACTTGCTCAATTTGGCTAGCCTCTAGACCAAATGTGCGCAAAGTCGCACCCGCAATCTCTGCGGCACGGGGAAGGGTAGCTCCCGTTACCTGAGCCAGGCTCAGTGTGGACTCGGTGACCTGATTGATTTCCTCGGCGCTGAATCCGAGTTTCGCGAATTCCTCTTGCAGTTGACCTACTGCTCGTGCCGTAAAGATGGTCTTACTACCAAGCTCCTCGGCCTTCATGGTGAGAGCAGCAAGCCCGTCAGCAGCCGACCCGCTGATGGCGGCCACACGAGCCATTTGGTACTCGAACTCAGTAGCCGTCTCCGCTACACGACGTCCAATCAGAGCGAGAGGGACGCTGAGGCCAATGGACATCTTCTTGCCAACGTCGGTCATCAACCGACCAGCACGAGCAGTCCTCTTTTGTACGTTGCTCAGGCCCTTGCTAAACCGCTCGTGGTCTAGGGCTATCTGTAAGGAGAGTTTAGAATCAGCCATTGCTCAATGATTTGCCCATCTTCTGCAACCAATCAACGTTTGCTTGCGTTGGGCGAGGGTCTTTTTGTTGTTTGACTTCATCCGCGTATGGATGGAAGTCTTGAGGCTTATATGGCGTAGGTCGCTTCTTGCTATCTCGATTGAGGTTGGCCTGCATGCACAAAAGGCTTGAGGTGTGCCACCACAATCTTGATTGCTCTTCCTTGATACTATTGCTGAAAGTTGTGTACTCCCAAAAGGTCATAGACCAAAACTCAGCGGGCCGTAGCCCCATGGATAAGCCTCCTTGATAGAGGCTCTGCCATGTTACTGGGTCTTGGTCTTTTTCGCGTTTCCCAAGTCCTCGGCTTCAGATGGTTCGACTGGTTCCTCACCACCCATAGCCACACTAATGAGCGTGGCGTATTCAGCGATGGTGTTCTCGTCCTCGAACATGTGTGCCGCAAACTGATTGAAGTTCGGAAGCACGGTGTCGGTATCGCCCGCATAGTGCAGGGCATTGACCATCCCGTAGTAGATGAGGCGTGGCACAGCAGCGATGGGGTCGCGCTGAATCCACTGATCCATCTGAGTGATGGTGATAGCCTCAGATTCGCATACCAAGCGGAATGCATTCATGCTGAGGTGACACTTGTACTTCTTCCCCTTGAAGGAAACTTCGAACTGACCTGACAACGTATTCATGGTGATTGATTTACGCCACAATATAAGCTTTATCGCTTAGGGATAGAATTCCAGAAGTTTACCCGATATCTCAAAAGAGGCCGAGTATTCGACAAAGCCGTTTACAGGTGCGTTGGCCTCCAGAGACAACAGATAAGCAAAGCCAAACATGGCATAGTCATCGTAGTTGTCGGTAGACCAAGCGACGATTAGTTTCTCCTTGTTAATCAAGTGATCAACAAGTTCTTCCAAATCGAAGTTGCTGTGATCAAGAGCGACTAGGCCATCGACCGAAATCGTGGCACTAGTCACTCCTGTTCTCTTATTCTCCGTGCGGTCTGCCTTAATGACAGGCTGTATGTACTTGCGCACTTCAGTATTGATGCTAATGGTAGCATTGCTGCTGTACGCAACGGGAATCCATGTGAAGGCATTGATGCTGCCTCCACCAGCAGGGTGGTTGTAGAATGGCTCAAAGGTGTCCCAGTTCTCCATTCCTTGCTCCTCGGTGAGGGTGACCCTTCGGTCAATGTACACACCAAGGTTGTTGCCTTTTAGACTTCCCGCTGTACTAGCCATGTCTTAGGCTGCGTTAATCTCGCTTACGTCGCCGTCAAGCTCAATGGTGCAGCTATAGGTCGTGAAGTCATTCACGCCGCCGCTAGCCTCGAAAGAGGTGATGAAGCCTGACCCAGCCAAAGCGTAGTCTGCTCCGTCGTTTGTGGCCCACACCACTGTGACCTTGGACTTGTCGATAGCCAAGCCTGCCAAGAACTCAATGTTGTAGCTGCCGTCCATAGCGACAACACCCTCGATGCTCATGCTTGCGCTCTGAGCGCCGATGCCGTAGCTACGCGCGCTGCTGCCAACGCCCTCCGCACCAGCAGAGGTGGTCTTGAACACGGTCTCGTAAGACGCGTTGTTGATGCTGATGCTAGCGTTTGTGCTTGCCCCTACCAAGTGGTACTGAGCGGTATCGATGGTCGTGCCATCGGTGAAGTCCGAGCCGTCAACGTCTGCGTTGGCGTCGTCGATGTAAAGGCCAACGATGTTGCCTTGTACTGATCCTGTAGTTGCCATGATCTGTTAGATTAGAATTGAAAGAGAAAGTTCGATTTATTATTAAGCCTGATGACAAACTAGGTTGGATTAGGCGTTGCCCGTCCACTTGTCCATCTCCAAGGCGTAGATTGTTCTGATGATGTAGAAGTCGTCTAGCTCATGGGCATCTGTGCTGATGTCCGCTAGGCGAATGATTTTGATGTCGTAAGGCCCAAGGGTCAAGACACTAGCGTTGTCATTGGTGTAGTTGTCCAGACGAGTGCGACAAGCTTCGTGGATGCGCCAGGCTTGGAAGATGCTGGTGTGCGCGATGAACACCTCAATGTTGTAAGTCTCGAAGACCATGCCTTCCTTCGTGCGGTCGAGGTCCGTACTCAAGAGATCCACAATGATGTGAGGTCTCTCCACGGTTTGCTCTCCTTTGACGGGCATGATGCTTGTGCTCGGCACGAGGTCCGTCACAGCAGTCACGGTTTTGAGAAGCTCGATAACTACGTGAATCATGAGTACTTCTTTTTAAGGGCTTTACGAATCTTGGTTTCGAGCAAGGTTTTCATCTTGTCTTGAAGACGGGAGTACACCACTTGCTCTTTTCCTCTCTTTGCCTTGGCGACATAGCTGTCTGCCTTGCGACCATGGAAGATGCGTGGGGTCACCACAATCTTGCCAGGGTTCTTGCGGCTGGGGAAGGTAAAGCGGTTCTTGCCCTTGCGGGGGCGCTTAATTTGCTTCGTCGTACCTAATTCGACCAAGTGTGCGATGTTGACCTTCTTCTTGCTCCGACCACGGATGATAGGTCCGACACGAACACCATAGAAAGAGCCTAGGCCCGTCGCTGCGAGGTCCGTTGTATCGATGCTGTTCTTGAGTTTACCTCTATCCCCAGTCGGGGCATACATCTTCATGGCATCGCGAACGGGCACAGCAGCATGGCGGCAAGCCTGCTGCATGTAGTTCTTTCGGTCCTTGAGGTCAAGCTTCTTCAAGTCCTCAGCAAACTTCTTGAACGCTGTGGTGTCGAACTTCATCGACACACCATATGTCCCGCTCGATAGCCTGCTCATACGATTGTAGGTGTCCAGTTGTCACGACGGAGGCAGAGGATGCGTGTGTAACGACGGCGCTCCATCTCGTCGATACGCGTAATCTCGTAGTAGTTGCCATTGTAGAGCACGATAGCTCTCTCTGAGAAGGTGTCTCGCCAACCCTTGATGTAGAACTCGGTACGAGCCTCTACGACCAATTGCTTGCCGTGTACCTCTTCCCCAATGGTAGACCACTCGATGTCCCTGCGGAACGCAAAGCACGTGAGGTGCAACGTAAATTCATTGCGCTCCTCATTGAATGCTCCACGCCCACCTGAGGTAGGCTTGTAGATCTTAATCTCCCGATCGAAACGGCCTAAGTTCAGGTTCATACGAAGGATTGTTTGCGGTACTTCTCAAGGAGGTACTTGCTGTTCATAGGAACCTCGAAGACGCGGCTGTATCCAACGTCTTGACGCATCTCATACAAATGACCGATAATCATCAACCCTGCCTGCTTGACGAGGTCGGGAGTGGTCTGATATCGGCTAGACCACGTAACCTTCAGCCATTCTGGGTCGTGGTGCTCGTTGGAGAGGTGCAATGTGTCCGCAAAGACAATGCGGCCAGGATACGACTTGTTGCTTGACTTGTAGTCCGACTGCCCCAGAGTCACATATGACCCAGCAGCGTTCTTGTACTCCACCGTGGGGTTTTGGTAGAGGTTGCATTGACGGAAGAAGATGACACGACTGAACTCACTAGCGTATCCTACATGAGTGTGGTTGCCCAAGGGGAAACCAAGAATCTTCTCGCAAGCTTCTTGTGATGCCGCAAGCAATGAATCGATGTATGAATCGTCGCTAGTGAAATCTACGCGCAAGTGAGCCTTGGCCTCGTCACGGGTAATCCAATCAGAGGTTGCTCCCACTAATGTTCTTGTGTAGAATTCCATGTGCGGTGTTTTAAGAGAAAAAAAGGGGAGGGACATTCCCTCCCCCTTTCTTGTTTGTTCAATCAGCTATTACGCTGCAAAGTCGTCGTCGAGGAGAACCTTGGTGAATGCACCTGAGTACATAGGCTTAGCCTGAGCGTACACTTGGGCCACCATCCGCGTAATGCCCTTCGGAGATTCAGTGTAAGGATCAATCAAGAGATCCAAACCATTCCAGTAGCAAACGGCTGCGTGAGAGAACTCACCGAACACCAAGGCCACAACCTCAGCGGTTGCGTTGCTGAACTCGCCGATGTTGGTAGCAGCGATGTTGTACCCGTAGAGCTGGCCGTTCTCGATGAACGCCTGACCTGAGCCAGCACCGAACTTACCCTGACCCGCCAAGAGGGCGCGCATACCAGGAGTGGTGACGTAGGCGCAGTTGTTGCCCAAAGCGTGAGCATCACCCACCGTGCCTTCCAAGGCTGTCAATTCAGCGTATGTAGGCAAGGCAGCGGCCGTACCAGCAGTAGCGTCGTCAGCGATATTGCCGACCACCTCTGAGAAGAACATGCGGTCCACAGCAGAGCCAATCTCGTTGGCAATCTGACCAGCCAAGACAGCCTCCAAGCTTCCGTTGAGCTGAGCCAACGTCTGATTAGAGACGTCGAGGCGAGCACCAACACGCTCGGGAGACATCGTCACAGCAGTGTCGAAGCCAGCAGATTCGGTAGCTGTAGTAGCCTCGTCAGTCTGCAACGTGGCGGCAGCGTTCAACTTAGGGAACTTGATGTCGCCTGACACGCCCGTGATGCGCTGAGCACCCAAGGTCTCGATGAGAGGCTTAGGCACCAAGGCAGCCAAAGTGTTGAGCTGCTCTGTACCCTTGACAGAAGAAGCCGCTCCGACAACGTTAGCACGCTGCTCGAAGATGGGGATTTGGAGGTTACCAGTAGTGGCCACACCAGCGTTCTTAGCCTGGTTGCGTGCCTCTTGGTGCATCTCTGCTTCCAAGCCCGTCAAGCCCTTAGTGCTTGCGGCCTCTTGGATAGCCTTGCCGAAGCTGTAGCTGCGCTGCACCTTGGCGATCTCACGATCCTCAGCAGTCTCGCTAGCCGTGATGGCAGCGTTGCGGGCCAAGATAGCCTCAGTCTTTTCCGCGTTAGCAATCTTGCCGTCGAGGTCGGCAATGTCATCGTTGAGGGTTGCTTGACGCAATTCCTCGTCTTGGGTGAAGTCGCGGTCAGCGGCCTTCGCACCCTGCACGAGCGCCTCAAGTTCTGCGACTTTGGCACCGCGCTCCTCTTTGAGAGAGAGAGAGTTTTTCATCCTGTTAGGATTTTAGTTTGTGAATGGACAATTGTGCCTCAGCCAGCTTCACGAGATGAGCCTTAGAGGTTGGAATTTCTTCTTGCGATTGTGCCTCAAGAGCACCAATCATGTCGCGCATGGCCACAGATGTCTGTGGGTACGCGGGCACTGAGACAACGGATACATCGATGAGACGTCCGATTTTCTCAATGCGGCGGAGGTAGCGGCCATTGTCTTGGCGCTCATACTGGTCCTCCCGCACGGTGAAAGCAAAGCTGCTTCCCTTGATGTCGCCACGAGCGATGGATTCCTCCAAGTCGCGGGCATACGTTTGATTGCCAAGACGGAAGGTGTACTTGAGACCCTTCTCATCGATCTCCATACGGAGAGTGCCCTCGCCACCCGTGCTGCGGGCAAGGACCATATTCATATCGTGGTTGAACAAAGCCACCACATCGTCATTGAGGCTGTCGCTGAAGGCGTCGCGGCTGATGACCTCGTCCACCTCGCCAATGCGAGTAGATTCGTCAAAGACAGCAGCGTAACCCGTAACGACACGACCCTCGTCTTCATCGCGGAACTGGATGTCCCCGCAACGTCTTTCAAAGTCGTTCATAGTGTCGCTCTTTTTTTCTGATTTCTTCTTGCTAGACAGCGGGTGGCTGCTAGGCAAAAGGTCGGTGTCAAACTTACCGCCCTTGAACTTTTCGTTACGCAAAGCGTACAGAAAGGCGTTGACTCTGGCGAAGGCCCATTGCTCAGGGCTTTTGACGCTGGGTCGCACACTTTCTGGATTGGTCTTGTATGCTCCAATGCCACGGCGGAAGCAGGCAGCCAACATGCCGTATGTAGCCTTGTGCTTGGGGTTGCCTTCATTGTGGTCTTTCACCTTACCCTCCAAAGTCTTCTTCACCGTGGCCGTGATGTTGCGGGCCTCCTCTGCGCTACGCTTACTCTTGTTGATGATGCCTGAACACCAGTTGCGCATGCTCGTCCCACCCCATGCTGCGTACATGACGCTGCCGCAAATCTCCTTGCCGTCCTCGTCGTAGAACTTACCTTGGTTGTACACGCCAGCGCGTGACAGGAAGCTAAAGGTGCGCTTAATCGTTGTCAGACTAAGCTTCTCGCCTGATGCAATCTGATTGGCTCTCTCCCATCCTACGGGCGTGCCACAGCTAGACCCCTTGTCAGCTTTGTGCTTAAGGGCGCGACGGGCAGCCGCACGGGCAGCCTTAGGGTAGCCTCCGTAGGTGTCAGCCATCGCTCTCAGGCTTTGATCCCGTGATGCTCGCTGCATATGCAGCCATGCTGTCCAATGGGATTTGGTTGACTTGGACGAGGTGCTGGTCCCCCTCTGCCACTTTGTTCTTGTCCTCCATGGCTCTCACCTCATTGATTGAGAATACGCCACTAGACAAGAGAGTTTGGTAGTAGTTGGCACGGGCTTGCATGTCACCACGCATCAGGCTCATCATGTTGAACTTGAACATGCGCGTGTTGCGCTCTGCCTTTTTCAACAGCTTCTTGTTGAGTTCTTGCTCAATGTTGCGAAGCCACGGTGCGATGGTGTGCTTAGCAAAGAACAGGTCTTGCTGTTCTTGGTTGCTGTACTTGACGTTCGCGTCCATCTGTACCATTGATGTAGGCACATTGAAGATGCGACAGACCTCTTCGACCTGATACTTGCGGGTCTCAAGGAACTGACATTGGTCGGGCGGGATGCCTACACGCTCGTAACGCAGACCAGCTTCCAGCACGGCGGTGCTGTGCGCTGCGTTCATCCCGTGATACTTAGCGTCCCAAGTCTGCATAAGTCTGTTGTACTGCTCCTCAGTCAGGATCTTGTCCGTATGCAAGACCCCGCTCATGTTGCCTCCGCTGCCAAAGAAGCTACTGCCGTACATCTGTGCAGCATAGCCCAAGGAGATGTTCTCCATGTGCTCACGGATAGGTGAGAGACCACGGAAGCACTCTACCACCAGCAAGTCATCATTGTAGAAGGCGTCGCTGTAGTCCTCGTGGATGTACATGCGGCGGCCATCAATGGTCTTCATGCGGACCTTCGTGGGTGAGATAAGCTCAAGGCTCATGGGGTCGCCAGCGCCATTGCGCTTGATTTCGGCGTAACCGCATCCATGAATCAAGGCGTCGCTTACGAGGTGCTGGAAGAACTGAAATGGATTGAAGTACTCATTGGGAGCCATGCTCACCAAGGAGAGGCTGGGGTGCGCATCTACCATGCGCTTGCCGTCTTCTTCCTTCTCGTACAAGTGCAGGTCCATGCTGGCGATGGTGCTGCTGATCTTGTTGACGCAAGCGTAAACTGCGCTGACCGCTAACGCTCCGTCCTCACTAAGTGAGAATCCAGTCGTAGTCGGCACGAAGGGGAAGGACGCTCCCATATGCACGTTGGCAAATGAACGCTCCTCCGTCTGCTTGTCCTGGCTAAATGCCTTGCGGATTCGGCCAAAGAGGCCATTGCGGTTTTCAGCCATGGTCGCAAGTATAGGCTATCACGACAATCAAGCCTACTACTTTGTTCGACTCTTGATGATGCGGCGCATAATCGTGTGGAAACTCTGATAGCAGCTATACCTCGTCCGACCGAAGATTCGCATGAAGTCGTCCTCCACGCTGTAGTAAGCATCGATGTTCCTTGTGTAGTCGTACAGGCGACTTTGGTATTCCTCCAAGAAGCCTTCGGGACTGCTGAGCTTTTTAGCGAGGGCCAGCTCCTCCTCGCATGTGCGCTTGGGTTTCATATGAATCGTATGTTGAAATCATCAGGAAGTGTGTTGTTGTCATCTTCATACGTCATAGCCTCTCCGATGGCACAGACTAGTGCCACTACGCCGTCAATCTTGTCTCCGCTCCTTGCCTTGTCAGGTTTCATGTTTAGGGCTGGGTCATAGGCCACGCTGACGTTGCCTACCATCCACCGCAGCACAGGATCGCCCTCGTGGTTAATCTTGCCCTCTAGCACCAGTCGGTACAATTCTTTCATGGGGGCGCTCATGCTGACGAAACCCATGCCCATGGGACTCATCTCCACCCCGTCGTTTTGTAGGTTGATTACTAGCTGCGTGGAATTGTATCGGTCATAAGCGATGCTCTTGATGTTGTACCGACTCATGATGCAATCCTCATCGTACTTGACCTGCCCGTTCTCAACGTAGTACCCGCTGATGGCTTTTCGGATGTAGTCGTAGTCGCAGACGTTGCCTGGCGTCACCGTGACCTCCGTGGCATCCTTGAGTTGTAGGTAGATGGTGTTCTCGTCTTTGTACAGCCTCTGCTCGACGGCAGCCTCAGGTAGCCAGTAGAATCGCTTCGTGTCATACCCGCCATCTTCTCTTGGGAAAGCCAGGCACAGCGCACTCCAGTCATTTACGCTTGCCAAGTCAAGACCCCCGTAGCATAGCTGACCCTGTTCGGGTGTGAACCGACCATGCTCGTTCTCCATCCACACATCGTCCTGAATCCAAGTAACCTCGCTGCGTACCCAGAGGTTGCAATGCTTGGTCTTGAAGTTGACTTCCTCTGCTCCGCCATAGTTCCGTGCCTGTACACTCTGCTCACGCAGGTAGTCCATGCTGATACTTTCGTGCAGGCTGGGGTTCGCCTTGATCCACACCTCCTCATCTTTCCAGTCATCGTCCTCGTCAAGCTCGTAGATAAGGGCTAGCAGACTCTCGTCTTCTTTCTTTCCTTCTAGCACCTCCTTGCATGTCCGAGCCAACTGGTAGCACGGCCCCTCTACATTGAACCCCGCTGTAGTGATTGTCATCATCAAGGGCTGTAGCCTCGAACCCATGCTGGACTTGAGCACGTTGTAGACGTGACTGGTTGGGTGGGCGTGGTATTCGTCAACTACGGCAAGGTGGCTGTTCAAACCATCCAAGCTGTTCTTGTCGCTGCTAAGTGGCTCCGCCTTGCTGTTGGTCTTGGTCACATGCATGTTGGCACGGTGACACCCAATACGCTTGTTGAGGATAGGACTGGCCTTGACCATGCGTTGGGCCTCCTCGAACACGATGCGGGCCTGATCTCTCTTGACGGCAGCATAGTACACCTCCGCGCCAGGCTCATTGTCAAAGTCCAGCATAGCTAGGCTCAATCCACTTAGCAAGGTCGACTTGCCATTCTTCCGCCCAACTTGGATGTAGGCGGTGCGGTACTTGCGATGACCCGTCTCGACATGCTTCCAGCCAAAGATGTTGGCCACTATGAATTCTTGCCACGGCAGCAACGTGAATGGTTGGCCTGCAAACTTGCCCTTGCTGTGGCGAAGGAACTGGTCGAAGAAGGCTATGTAGCGTGAGGCCGAATCCGAGTCGAAGTAGAACCTCTCATCATCAAAGAGATCAAAGAACTTCTCACAGGCTAGCCTAACGTACTTCGACGACTTGATCTTCCCCGAAGTGATGTCGTCCGCATACTGGGCATATGTCGGTAGCGTACTCATGCTTTTCCGTGAGCTTGCCGTCCACTAACCCTAGCATGGCAGTGGTCGCACAATCCCCTGATTGTTTCGATGTCGTAGAACCTGTCGTCAGGCCAGTTCCACCGCATGCGCACGGGTGGGTGGTGGTCGGCGACGTGACTTGGTGTGACCCTGTCGAGCTTGGCGCACAGCACGCAGATTGGGTCGCGTTGCAACACGAGCAGTCGCGTGCGTTGCCATTGGGATGTGTGGTAGCGGCGATCGGGCGAGGACGTCCGACCTTGCTGAGGCTTGGCTTTCTTGCCCTTCGCCTTGGCCTTCCACGGCCTGCGCTTCTCTTTCCTGTTGACATAGGGCATTACTGCGCCTTCAACTTCTCGTACACATCATCCTCGTCGTGGCCGATGACCATGCCCGCAATCTTCTCACGGTCTACTGGAGACAGCCCCCACTTGCTCATCATGCTCTGGAAGGATTGCTGCGCCTTGGTGTATGCCGTGTACAAGCCGCTGACGTTGCTCGTCCCATTCTCGAAGACTTGGATTACATCGTCGATGCTTTCGAGTTCATCCGCGCACCAGCGCATGATGGCGATGTTCTTGGCCATGACGCTGAGTCCGATGCTGTCCACGGTGTGAAGCAGTTGGTACTCGCTCAGGTGTTCGATGAGGTTTTGGTAGATCTCAAGCTCCGCGTCGCTGAGGGTGAACACAGGTCGTGGCTTCTCAGGAAGCTTCTTGAGCATCGGTGTGAGTTCGCGGCTCGGTCTCTCGCTGCCCTGGAGAGCTTTCAAGGCCGCCGCTTTTCGGTTTGCAGTCATAGTCAGATGGTTATGACGGGTAATATAAGGCAAGTCGGGCTGACCCCCCCTACCCAAAAGGTGGTCTTATTTATAGGAGGC